CTATAATTCACCCAAAGAACCCAACATCAGTAAACTATGATAGAAAGACTGGAAAGTTAAAAGAACCGAGTACATTTGATTTGATGGGTGGTTCAGAATGGAACAACAACGGAAAGAATATAATTGTAGTACACAAGCAAGAACGTGAGGGAATAGAGTACGAAATACATATTAAAAAAACCAAGCCACGAATAGTAGGAATGACTGGAATGGTAACAATGAACTTCGATATTCCAAGTCAAAGATTCTACGAGGATTCAGGATTTGACAAACAATTCTTTTACGATAACGGATTTATCCAAGAAAAACCTTTAAATTTAGCAGAGGTAAAAAATGCTTTTGAAACTAACAATGAAACACCTTTTTAAAATGAAAGACTACTTAAAAATAACAAACGAAGACAATATGGAGTTAATGGCAAGGTATGAAGATAATCACTTTGACCTTGCAATAGTTGACCCACCTTACGGAATAGGTTTTGGTGCATTTAATAGAACAAACAAGGCAAGTGATGGAACACGAATAAAAGCCGATAAATATAAAAACTCTGATTGGGATGATGGAATACCTAACGAAGACTATTTTAAAGAATTATTTAGGGTTTCTAAAGAGCAAATTATATGGGGTGGTAATTATTTTCCTTTTATATGGAATTATGGTGGTAAAGGTTTTATTTATTGGCATAAAGGAAACCCAGTACCAAACTTTGCAGATGGTGAGCTTGCGTGGACTTCATTTAATAAAGTAGCAAAACAATTTGATTATAGGTATTATGGAAATTTAGAAGGCAATACTTCTGCAAGCGAGAAACACCACCCAACACAAAAACCAGTTAAACTTTACGAATGGCTTTTAATGAATTACGCAAAACAAGGAGATAAGATACTTGATACACATTTGGGTTCTGGAAGTATTGCCATAGCAATAGACAATGTAAACAAAATAGAGCAAATGAATTTAGAACTTACTGCTTGTGAATTGGATAAAGAATATTTTGAAGCATCAATAAAAAGAATTGAAAACCAAACCAAGCAACAAAAATTATTTTAAAGATGGATAGACTATTTGAGAAAATACTACTGATAGGGCAAATAAAATCCTTTGAAGTTTACATAAGCGACTTTGTAAAAGAGATTGACGAAAGCAAACCGAATGAAAAATGGCAAACTATCTCACAAAGATTCAAAGATAATTTAATAGTTTTAAATGATTCTGTCAGAATGATAAACTACTTGGAGGAGGAGAACAATAACCTTTTGAAACTTGCTAAATTTACCGAGCAAATGGAAGAAACTATTTATAAGTTAGAAAACTTCGACAGATTGAAAAAAGAGAATGAGCAATTAAAAAATAATATAAAATGAAAAAAATACTAACATACTTAGTCTTAATAGGCTTATCTATATTGGCTACATTTTATTTCACAAAAGAACTTAATCCTTGTGAATGTGATGAAATAAAAGAGAAGCAAATACTGACACAATTAGAGATGGATTTAATCCACGTTAAATTGGTTCAGCAAAACTGGAATAGGCACTTAAAATAATTTTACTATATTTGCGTAAATGGTTGAGCAAATTTATAATTGTAAAGTGTGCCGAAGTTATGCTAAAAGTATAGCTGGAGAAGAACACGAAGAAATATTTTCTTTAGCCATTGAAAAAATAATTATCCAAAATCCTGAAAATGTGGAAAATTATAAGTCTTACTTCTATACGGTGCTAAAATCAGTTTACTTAGATTGGTTAAAAGATAACCGATTTACTGAATTAGATGAAACTACTCCAGACGAAAGAGATGAACCAAATTACTACAAAGAAGCATTAAAGTTATTCTTAGAAAAGAAAACAAATGATGATGAGTACAAATTTTATCAAGATTTGATATACCTATCTTTTGAGAATAGCAAACTATCTCTTTGTGAAAAATTAAAACTAAGAAGAGCAGACTTAGACGTGTATCTTGCTCAAGCCAAACAACTAATAAAAAATGAATATATTTATCTTATCAATAATTAGCCTTGCTACTATCTTATTTTTAAAGGATAGTTTAAACCTATTTTTTTATATTAAAATATATTTAGGTTATCCATCAACAGAAGAAGTAAAACCATTCGACTGTTATTTCTGTCTTATAATGTGGACTTTTATAATTGTGGCAATCGTATCACTTAACTGGGTAATGATTCCAATCGGATTTGTAACTGCTAAAATAATAGACAAGCTATGGAATTAATAGATTTTAAAGAAAAGTTAGAACAGAAACAAAAAGGAATGAACATTGCGTTATCCTCAGCACAAAGAACTTTCTTGTATGGCACTTACTACGAGATAACTGGAAGAACTGCGAATATTAATTGCTCTTCTTGTGATTCCTATACTTACAAAATTCTTTTGAATTATCTAAAGATTCAAGAACCAAAAGAAACTACTATACAAGAGCAATACTTTGAGAAGTTTAATAAGCAAGTACCGAACAGATATAAGAATGATAAACAATGGATAAAATCAAAGATAGATGGCAAAGAGTAAAGCGTTTGTTGATAGGTTGGAAGAGTTAGCTTGGGAGTACATAAACGAATGTATCAACCACAAGAAAGAAGTGCTTTCAAATAAAGGAAGTAAAGAGCAAGTAAAAGATAGACATATTCCAACAATCAGCTACTTTTTAAATATTTGGATTCCTTTAAATTATTCAAAAAGTGACACTATAAAAAGGCAGACCTATTACCGTTGGTTAAATTGGGATAATGACTACAAGAAACAAATCATTGAAAAGATAGACGATTCTTTTAAAGCATTGGCTGGAGATATTGTGGCGAATGAGGGCAAAGGAATATTTTATGCAAAGAACAAATTAGGCTGGGCAGATAAGACAGAAAGCAAGAACACAAACAATTTTCAGTTACTTAATATTGATCCCTTAGCTATAGAAGATGGAACAGACAACAGCACTTCGGAAGATAGCAAGTAGCAGAAAGAAAATAACGGTTGTTCAAGGAGGGCAAGGAGCATCAAAAACTTTCTCTATTCTTATGCTACTAATCAATCACGCATCAAATGTAGAGGGCAGAGAGATTCTTATTCTATCAGCTGAACTTACTAAGATGAGGTTAACGGTAATTAAAGACTTTGTAAAACTTATGCAGATGTTCGGAATCTATCAAGATAGTAGATTTATTTCGGGAACTCTTTACAGATTCAGAAACGGAAGTTTTATCAAGTTCATAGGATTAGATAAGTCAGATGTAGGAAAGGGATTGAGAAGTGATGTTGCTTACTTCAATGAGGTTAACAAAATTGATTCGGAAACTTATCGACAAGTGGCAAGTAGGTCTAAAAAAGTGTATGCCGATTTCAACCCAGATGCAGAGTTTTTTATCCATACCGAAGTTATAACCAGAGAAGATTGCGACTTTTTAAAGCTTACTTTTCAGGATAACGAGATGCTCGACAAAGGAGAGAGAGATGAGATACTTCGTTACAAGGAATTAGGCTACAACGAGCAAGGAGAAGTAATCAATAAATACTGGGCAAATAAATGGAGAGTTTACGGACTTGGAGAAGTGGGAGCAATAGATGGAGCAGTCTTTGAACATTGGGAAACGATTGAAATGCCAAGTGATGCAAGGCTATTGTATTACGGTTGTGACTTCGGTTATGCTACTTCTAAGTTTGCAGTATTAGGGATATACAACTGGAACGGTAGAAAGGTGCTTAAGCAGTTTGTTTACAAGACTAACTTAACCAATCAACAAGGAGCACAAGAGTTTAAAAGAATGGGTTATGGTGGTGGGGTAGTGTATTGTGATAGTGCAGAACCAAAGTCAATAAGAGAGTTGCAGGTTGCAGGTATTCAAGCAGTCAAATGTGATTCAAAGCAAGATATTAAAACCTTTGCAATCCAGTCATTAAACGAGCAATCTTTTTATGTAGATGAAAACTCAACAGATTTAATTGATGAACTTAGATACTACGTTTATGATGAAAAGACTGGTAAGGCAAAGAAGTCAAACAGAGACCACTTAATGGACGCTATGCTTTATGCAATAGGTTCAGGAGATAAATATAACGGTAAATACAGATAGATGGAATTAAAGATTAAAAGCAGATTAAAGGATTTAGATTTAACCTACATAGATTGTTATCATTTTATCAATGAGGTGCAAGAGGATTGGAGTATAGTGAACAAGATTAAACTGGTTAAGCTATACACTAAAAAAGATGTAAGCAAGGTTGTTGTATCGGATATAAACAAGGCTTTTAATGTTATTATAAATGTGCTGAATAAATACAAGCCAAAAGAAGTGCCTTTGAGTTTAGAGTTTGATGGCAAGGAATACGAGTTACAAGTTGACTTCTTTAAACTTCCAGCTGGTTGGTATATTGATTCAAGTGGAGCAGACTTTGAGAAAGTGCCAGAACTACTTCCTGCGTTTGCTTATATTGAGAAAGGAATGAGTTATGCTGAAACAGATGAAAATTCAAATATCATAAACCCACTAAAGGAAAGAGCAGAAGTCTTTAAAAAGAATATGAATGTATCACAATATTTAGATTTAACTGGTTTTTTTTTGCTCAAACACAAGCGGTACAAACTTTTCTCCATCCTAATGAAAAACAACCCACCAAAGCAAAAGAGCAAAAGGCTTTTGAATGGGAGGATATTATTCACGTTATGGCTGGAGAATTTAAAACAACTTGGGAAGAGATTACTAAAATGAATATTGTTACCTTTAATCACAAACTCAAGTTTGTAGAGCATATCCAAAAAGAAAGGATAAAGGCTACAAAAGTAAGATAATTTTAGTCTAATAATTATGGCAAAAGACTTTGATTGGTTAGGAGGAACAACTGACAAACTTAGAGATAACCTAAGAGCAAAGGCTGGAACAAAGGTAGAGCAGACTATTAAGGAATGGTTAAGAGAAAGAATTGATGTTGCTCAAAGTGTTTTAGACGAACCAAAAGGAAGCAATCCATCAAGAGATTCAAACGCTACTGGAAGTTTGAGAGCATCCATAAGACAAAAAGATTTAGTTACCAACGGAGAGGAAGTGCTTGTTCAGGTTATTGCAGAGGATTATTGGGATAGACTTAATCAAGGTGTAAACGGAACTCTAAAAAACTGGGGAAGCCCTTATAGTTTTGATTCTATGGGATTGACCAATGAATTTAGAAATAGAATAAAGACTTGGACAAGAGACAGAGGTATAACTCCGAAAGAACCTGAAATGAGCCAAGATGATTTAGCTTATGTTATAGCGAAGTCTGTTAGAAAGAAAGGAGTAATGCCAGTCCCTTTTATGGATGAGGGTTTCTCTCCTGAAGCAATTAAAGACTTAGCAGATAGGCTTGGTAAAACGGTTAAAAGAATATTTGAATAATGGCAATCACGATAACACAATCCCCACAAGAAGTTACTCCATCAGATAATCCAGTTACTTGGGTATTTGATTCTACACTAACTGCACAACCGAACTTCTATTTTTTAGTGGAGGTTCAAATTGCAAACCCTACAACTTTTGCTACGATTGAAAGCCACAGAGTGTATCCAGAGTTTGGAAGCAAAGCACATTTTGATGCTTCAAGTATTACTGAACGATACGCTATTGCAAACGAATCAAATGCACAAACACTTCCGAGTATTAAAATAGTAGTTACTGAATACTACGGAACAACTCCAATAGCTGGTGCAAGTGTTACAAGTATTGAGGTGTTGTTTTGGAAAGCACGATTAAAGAAGAAAGACTTTACAAATTACAACTTTGCTGAT